AAATAAAACCAAAAGAAGTAAATTTAAACGGTTTAGTTACTTTTACAGACGGTACAAATAACGTAGTACCTAATCAATTAGCTTGTGAGGCTTACGGTTATAAATACGATACACTAACAGGTACTTGTATGTCTTTTATACCTACGTCAAAATTAGACAATCAACTAAAAGAACCTTCTAATACTATTACAGGTGTTACTAACACTCGTAACAAAGGTACTTCAAAGTCTATAATAAACGGAACTCTAAACACTACAAAAGGATTTAACGAAAACTGTTTAATAACAGGAGAAAAGAACGAAGTACAAAACAATATAAATAATAGCTTACTTGTCGGTAAGATGGGTAAAGTAACACACAACAGCGAATTTTGTATAGGGGGTGGTGGGTTTAATAGTGAAGCGGGACTAACGCAATATTCTGTACTACAAGTTTCAGGTAAAACAACGAGTACAGCAGATGTAGACCTATATATAGAAGGTGACGACGCAAGAGCTAACGAAATACTACTACCAGCTAACAGTGTAACAACATACGAAATATGGCTAAGTGGTTTAGTTACAGGTGGTTCTTCAGGAACACCAGGTAACTACGAAACTTATGAGTATCACGGTACAATTAGGTGTGGTAATACAGGAACACTTACACACAACGCTAAAATAGCTAGGTTATTAGGTCGTACAGGTAGTTTAGGAACAAAAACAATAGATACAGCTACAGCATTTACATTAAAGGTACAGATAGCAGGACAAAACAACGTAAATACAAGTTGGCACGCTGTAGTAAAATTACATATAAACAAAACAAACGCAGTAACATTTTAAAATATGAGTGAAAAAGTAGAGTTAGATTTAATATTAAAAGGAGGTGCTAAGGCTGTAAAAACTATAGGAGAGCTTGAAGAAGGTTTAGCGCAAGCACGAGAAAAAATAAAAGGTGTAGAAAAAGGAAGCGAGGACTTTAAAAAGTTAGCAACAGCAATACAAGACGCAAGTTCTGAAATTAAGACTTTGGAAAAACAGATGGAAGGTCTTGAGCCACAGCAAAAGGCTGAGGCATTTCTAAAAATGGGAGAGGGTATCGCCGGCGGGTTCGCAGTAGCACAAGGAGCGTTAGCACTTGCAGGACAAGAAAGTGAAGAACTAGAAAAGTTACAAGTTAAGGTACAAGCAGCTATTAGTATAGCAATGGGTGTACGTATGATGAGTGAAGCGGCTTTAATGGCTACTACTGCTAAAAGGGTTATCGCAGAAAAACTAGCTTTAGTACAAACTAAAATCGGTACTGTTTTAGCTTACGCTCAGTCTGTAGCTATGGGTGTATGGGGTACTTCACAAGCTGGAGTAACTGTTGCAGTTAGCGGTACTACTGCAGCTATGAAGTTACTAAGGTTAGCTATAGCAGCAACAGGTATTGGTGCTTTAGTAATTGCAATTATAGCTATAGGTAAAGCTGTTTACGAGTGGAGTACAGCTACAAAAGACCTAACAGCAGCACAAATAAAGTTATCACAAGCTACCATAAGACGAAACGAAAAGTTTTTAGAAGAAAGAGATTTACAAAAAGAATTAGCACAAGCAGATACAGATGCAGAGAAACGATTAGTAATTAAAACTAAAAACTTAAATAAACAGTTAGACGGATTAAACAAGACTAACGAACTATTAAAAGAAAATGAAGAAGCTTTAAAAAACACAGACGATTTAAATAAAGAAGAAATAAAAACACTAAAAAAGAAAACGACAGAATTAACTCTCGCATCAAACGAATACAAAAGACAAATAACAAGAATAGACGGACTTATAGTAAAAATAGGTGAAGAAATAGCAGCAGAAGAAGAAGCGGCACAAAAAGAAAAAGAACGAGATGATGAAAGAAAAAGAAGACGAGATGAAAGAAAGGCACAAAGAGAAAAAGACGCAGAAGACCTAAGAGCGTTACAAGAAGAAGCAAAAAGATTAACACTAGAACGTATAGCAGACGAAGAAACTAGAGAACTAGCTTTATTACAATTTGAAAAAGATTTACAACTAGAAAAGATACAAGACGCAACAAACTTTGAAGAACAAAGACTTTTAATAGAAGAAAAATACTTAGACAAACGTAAAGACATAATAGAAGAACATACACAAGCGGAGAAAGACGGTTTACAAACAATTAGTGCAGAAGGTCAAAAGGTACTAGATGAAATAGCACAAAGACAACAAGAACGTCGAGAAAAAGACCGAGAAGATTTTTTAGAAAAAGAACAAAACAAAAAAGACTTTAAAGCTAGTGTAGATACGCAAAGTTTTGAACTAGCTAAAGCGTTAGGAGGTAAAAACGAAAAACTACAAAAGAAGATAGCAATAGCAGAAACTACGTTTTTTACAAGTCAGTCTATTATGAGAGCGCTTAAGGATATACCAGCACCTTTTGGAATAGCTCAAGCAGGTATCCACGCAGCTATGGGAATAGCACAAATAGCAAATATAAGAAACGAAAAAATAGGTAGTGCTAGTGGTGGTGGCGGTGGTGGTACAGACATAGTAGAACCAATGTTACCAGCATCTACAGGAGCTTTTAGTTTAGGTGGTGTAGAACAACAAGCTGTTAAGGCGTTTGTTGTAGAAAGTGAAATTACAGATAGTCAAGCACAGATGGCAGACATAAATAGAAGAAGTACAATTTAAAAATCAAATAATAACGAATAACTTATATTATATAGTATATAAATAAACTTATGAAAAACAAATACTACCAAAACTTAGAAGCAGCAAAATTAAAACAACCTAAAAGAATAGAATTATCGGTAGCTGATGATATTAAAAAAATAGAAAAAGAAATATATAGTGTAGACGAGAAACTACTTGTAAAAAATATTTTAGCACCTGTAAGAAAAGGAATAACAGAATTTACAAAAGTAGTAAAATTAGAAAGTAAATTAGATAGTGCAATTAAAGAAGCAAAAAAAGCGTTAAAAGATTTAGGTATAGAACCTAGTAAAGCGCCTTGGTTAAAAAATGCAGAACAAACTATAAAAACTATAAAAAACACAAAACAACTTTTATCTACATTAAAGAAAATAGAAAGTTCAATATAATATATGAAAAAGAAAACAACTAAAATTACAGAATTAGTTATAGACGAAGAAAACGAAGCATTAGCAATTGACGCAATTAGTTTAGTAACGTCACCAGCTATAGAAGTAGACTTTGTATTTTTCGGTAAAGAAAAGAATAACTTAACCTTTGCTAAAGTAGACGAAGAGAAAAGGGAACTTATAGCACCAGCGTTAATACCTAATAAACAAATATACAGATACGACGCAAATACAGACAGTGACTATTATGTATATTTTTCAAAAGATACTGTAAAGAAGGCAGCTTATAGTTACTTAAAACACAATAACCACCATAAAGCAACATACCAACACGAACAAAGAGTAGCAGGAGTATTAACAGTAGAAAGTTGGATAAAAGAAGGTGACCAGGACAAGTCTAAACTTTATAATTTCGATTTAGCAGACGGTACTTGGTTTGTTAAAATGAAAATAGAAAACGACGACCTTTGGAATAAGATAAAAGAAGGGGAGTTACGCGGTTTAAGCATTGAAGGATATTTTGTAGATAAATTAGAAAAGATGGGTAAACAATACACAGACGAAGAAATAAGAACTGCATACAAAGAACTACAAGCAGAAGGTAAAATAAAGAAAGTAGAACTAAATTTAATTAAAGAATCTTTAAAATGGGTAAAAGGTGTTAATGCATTTGGTAAAAATATAGATATAGACGAAAAAGAACTAGAAAAAGTTTTTAGAAGTATAAGAGTAGATTTAGAAGATTTACAAGAAGATTATAACGCTTTACAAAAAGGAATAGACGCAGTAGAAAAAGCATCTAAAGATTTAGGAGTTAATGTAAATAGTATACCAAAATATAAAGAAGCTTTAGAAGCTATAAAATACGGACAAAAACAAATAAATAAAGGTAAAAAACTACTTAAATAAAACAAAATGTATAAAGACTACGAAATAAAATTAAACGCTATCTTAGATAAGCACAAAGGAGTACAGAAAGTAGAGTTAGGACTTGTAGACGACTTAGAAAAAGTTATAAAAAAAACAAATACAGATTATAAAACACTTCTAAAGTTAGAAGACAAATTTTATAAAGCACAAGCAGAATTAAAAGCAATAGCAGGAAAAGTTTTTGAAGGTGAACAAGATATTTTAGACTTTAGAAATAAAGTAGTTAAAGCAGTAAAAGCTATAGGTATAGATAAAATGCCAGATATAGTAAAAAAGGCTACAGATGTAGCTACAATATATGATAAAGCAGCAGACAAAGCTTTTCGTTTAACTAATTAAGAGTAGATAAATTAAAAATCAAATAGAACTTAAACAATTATATTATATAGTATAAAACAAAATTAAAATGGAATTAAAAACACAAATCTTAAAAGCTTTAGGTCTTAACAAAGACGAAGCAACTAACTTAGAATTTCAAGCTAAACTTATTGACGGTACTATAATAGTAAGTTCTGGTGAAGAATTAGTAGCGGGTGTAGATGTATCTATACTTGCAGAAGACGGAACGACTATGGCGTTACCTGTAGGAGTTTACGAAACAGAAGACGGAGTAGGTTTTTCTGTAGAAGAAGAAGGAGTAGTAGCAGAAATCTTAGAAACTGAAGAAGTAGAAACAGAAGAAGAAGAAGACTACAAAGACGAAGAAGAAGTAGAGATGAACGAAGAAGTAGTAGAAGACGTTATAGAAGAAGTAGTAGAACCTTCAGAAGTAAACGAAAGACTACCTAAGAAAATTAAAACAACTGAGGAAGTAGAATTTAATAAAGAAGAAGTTATCGAAGAAATCGGTGCTGTTATTAAAGAATTACTTACTGAGGTAAGAAACGACGTTAGTAGATTATCTTCAGAATTAGAAGAAATGAAAGGAACTAATGAAGCTTTAGAAGTTGAGAAAGAAACTTTAAGTGCACAATTAGAAGAACTTTCTAAAGAACCAGCTTCTGAACCTGTAACTACAAACAAGTTTTCTAATAAAAAGAACACTAAAGAATTGTCTACTTCTGACTATAGAAGTATGAGTAGACAAGAGAAATATTGGTATAACATTAATAATAACTAAAAAATAATAAAACGATGGCATTAACTATTACATCAAGCTCGTATGCTGGAAAACACGCAGGAGCTTACGTATCGGCAGCTTTAAAAGCAGCGGATAGTTTAGAGTACTTAACTGTAAGAGAGAACGTAAATTACAAGGAAGTAATCAACAAGGTAGCAGGAGCAAACCTAGTAAAAGACGCAACTTGTGACTTTACAGAAAATTCTGCAACATTAACACTAACAGAACAAGTTTTAGAAGTAGAACCTTTTCAAATTAACATTGACGTTTGTAAAAAAACTATGTTATCTGACTGGGCGTACCACCAACAAGACGACTTCGTAGCTTACGCAATGACTTACTTATCAGACAGTATTGCAGACAGTATCGAGTTTAACATCTGGCAAGGTAACACTTCTACGTCAGGACAATTCAACGCTTTATCTGCTTCAGGTATGACTACTTCGTCTGCGTCTGCAGCTTATACAGCAGCAAACATCATAGCAAACTTAGGAACTTTAGCAGCTGATATACCAGCTTCTATTTACGGAAAAGATGATTTATATCTCTATATGAATAAGAAGACTTACAGATTTTACTTATCTGCTATTTCTGCTTTATCTGCATTCCCTTTTAACCATATGGGGCAATACACACCAGAATTTGAAGGTATTAAGATTGCTGTTTGTTCAGGTGTAGCTGATAACGTAATGTTTGCAGGTACTAAGTCTAACGTATTCTTCGGAACTTCTTTAGAAAGTGACTTAACAGCTGTTAAAGTTTTAGATATGGCTGATTTAGATGGCAGTGATAATGTAAGGATGGTTTGTCGTTACACGGCGGGTGTTCAAGTTGGAGTACCTTCAGACTTTACTAAACAATCATAATTATTAACCTAACTAACTTAAAATCAACGACTTATGGCTTGTAATTTAACAAAAGGAAGAAATATCACGTGCCGCGACGGTATAGGAGGTATTAAAGCTATCTATATAGCGCAACACGATGAATTAACTTCTTACACTGCAGCAAGTGGTGAAGTAACAGACTTTGATTTAGGTTCAGGCGACGACTTATATAAGTATTTACTTAAAAGAGGTACAGGAAGTGTAACAGAAACTATTAACGCATCTAGCGAAAATGGTACTGTATTTTATACACACTCTGTAAATGTAAAACTACATAACTTAACTAAAGAAGACCAAAACGAAATTAAACTATTAGCACAACAAAGAATGGTTATTTTCGCAGAACTAAATCAATTAAACGCTTCAGGTAAAAATACTATTGTAGCTTTAGGTTTAGATAACGGTTGTGAATTATCTGCAGGTACTTCAGTTTCTGGAGCAGCTTTAGGTGATACAGTAGGTTACGATTTTACTTTCGAAGCTATGGAACCTAATCCAATGCAATTAGTAGCGGACTATACAACAACTCCGTTCGACAACTCAGCGTTTACAATTAACGCAATAGTGACTTCTTAAAACCTTAAATGGTTTTGTTTTCATATTTATTAAGGGGGTGGCAATAGCCGCCCCTTTTTTTTAACTTAAAATAAAAAAGATGTATAAACTAAAAGAACAATACAAAGGTGTTACAGTAAATAAGACGGGTCGTATGATTATATTAGACAACGTAAGACCTAACGAAGTAGAACTATTAGGAGTAGAACACTTCTTTACAAAGACTAAGAAAAAGACAGTTTCAACAAAAGACAAATAAATTACTTGTTTTTATATTATATAGTATGATAACAGGAGTTTACGGTAGTACAGTAACAGCATATTTAACGTTAGAAGAAAAGAGAATAAATACATCGGTAGATAAAACTGCAATAAGATATTTATTTAAGTTTACTAACGATATGACTAAAGACGTAAAGTATAGTTACGCAGAAAGTTTAACGCATAACGACAGATACGTTAAATGTGAGTTCTTACACAATACTACAGACGACTTATATATGTATAAAATAAACTTCAAGCCTTACGGGTTTTGGAAATACGAAGTTTACGAGGTTAGTTGGACTGGTGCAGTTGCTATAAGTGCAGGTAACGCACCTACCACTGAAAACGACATACTACCAGTAGCTGGTACACACGGAATAGTACAAGGTAAAGTAGAAGAAGGTAAACTATATATACAAGAAACATCAGGACAAGAACAAGTAAGATACACAAAACATACAACAACAGAAACTAACTATTTATATACAAATTAAAAAATTATGAGTTTAATAGACAATAACAATACTCTTTTAAGAGAACAACTAGGAAAAAGTGCAGGTAT